GGGATTCAACCCGTTATCGTCGAGGTTCTCCCCTAGATTCCCCGATTCGCGGTATTGTTCCGCCTATGGTTCAACCGAATCGACTGGATCGGGATCAACGGAGCGCGGCCAACCTCACCACCCCAGAAGCGAAGATCTTCGTGGAGATGGTGCGACGGGCGCGTGGTGATTCCCGCGCGCTGTCTGGGGTCGCCTACGCCCACGAATCGCTCGGACTCCCCACATCGTGGATGCGGGAACGCGTCGCCGGTCGGATTCGGGTGAAGGCGGGCGATTTGGAGATCCTCCAACGGTTGATCGAGGTGGCCCAGTCGAACCCCTATCACGGGGGGAAGACGATCATCGTGGCCCCAGAACGATCGAGTGAAGCGTCCGCGGAGTTGCGGATGTTCCGTGTGGCCGTTCGCAAGATGTGCCGGGAATGCGTGGACGCGGACACGGATGAGGCGGCCAAGCGCATCGGATGCCCCGACCGGCGATGTCCGCTCCGCGACGTATCGCCGCTGTCGCTGTGTGCCAATCCAATCGAGCATCCCGATTGGGAGTAGACTAGACGCGAGGGTGCGCGGTCGCCTGGGCCGTCCTGGACGATTGGCCCAGGACACGCGGGGTTCGACTCCCCGCCACCTTCACCACCTCCGCGGCCGTCTGGCCCGTCGTCGCGCTGTCCGTTCGGATTTGAATGGCGGTGGATTCTCCCCGTATCGCGCCGCGTAGATCGGACGCGCGGCCCTGTATTCGGTGGCAAGCACACGATCCGCCCGACGACACCGGGCGGGCGGGAGATAGGCTCGATGGAGAGCCATCAACGCCGTCGCCCACGTTTTGGAATGGTAGTCTTCAACGATGAGGTGGGCGAGTTCGTGTAGGGCCGTCTCCCGATTCTGTCCGCCACAGAACGCGATCCAATGGTCTTCCCAGGATGCTTCGGCATCAAAGCACGCGATCGAACCCTTGGGATGGTGATGGAGTCGGATCTCATCCAGGGCGACGCGCTCGACCTTGGCGACGCGCTTGGTGAACGCGATCACGGGCGACCATCGGCGGGTCGCCGCTTCGGGCTTATCATTGGGAACAACGACACGAATCATCGGGGGGATTGTATGCGGCGACCCTGTATCGAGTGCGGACGGCCATCCGCCGGTTCACGGTGTGAGGTTCACACGCTCCCCGATCACCGCAAGCGGGCGGGGTACGGCTACGCGTGGACCCAGTTATCCCGCGAGATTCGGGAGCGGTTCCCGTGGTGCGCGATATGCGGAACCGCGGGCGTACCGCTTCACGTGGACCACATCACCCCCCGCTCATTGGGCGGCACGGATCACCCGTCGAACCTACGGCCCCTGTGCATCCCGTGCCACCGGCGACACGGGCGGACCCGCCGTTCCAAGGGGTAGGGGGTGCAAAGTTCGGAGTCGTTGGGATGCTATATCCAACCCCCAGGCACGCGTGCGCGTGGGGGGGTTATTCGGATTTGGTGGGCCGAACCGGTTCGGTGGGGTTCGGTTCGAACCCCTTGACGAACTGGGAACAACTGTTCCAAGATGGCCCTAGATCGGGGATGTACCCCGTGAACAATAGGAGGAACAGAAGATGTCTCGACTAGATCGAACGAACGTCGCACCGGTGTCGAACGTGGCGGACTATCGTGGGAATATCATCCCAGCGGGAACCGTGGGGAACTTGTGCTATTCCGTCCGTCGTCGCCGGTGGACGTTCATCGTACGCTTCACCCAGTACCGAATCAATCGCGCGGACTTGTTCCGATTCGTTCCACGTTCGGAACTCGCATCGGCCACGTTGGGATTTGATCCCGCCGATGGGGAGGTGGCCAAGTGAACACGGGATCGGGAATCGTCCTCGTCGGATACGCGGACACGATCGCGGGGATCGTGCTGTGCATTCCGTGCGCGGATCGCAACAACGACTCGCCCGATATGGACGCGCTCTATTCGCCCGATGTGAATGAAGACACGCCACGATGCTTTTCGTGTGCAACCAGTTTGGACGACGAACCCGTCGCCCCTGGGGTGGCCAGGTGAAGCCGCGCACCGAACGCGACTTCGGTTCCACCCGTTGGGGATACGGGGCGGCCCGAACCTACATCACCGCCCGGAATCGCCGCCGCGCGGACACGGCGATCCTACGGGCGGCCAATGAACTGGGATGGACGGCCAAGGAGTTCCGCCGGTGGAGCCAATCCAAGTTGGGGCGGTGGTACGGCGACACGTTCATCGGGAACGCGTCCGCGCTGTACGGCCGCCGTGCGGTCGTCGTCGCGCGGGAATACCTCGATCCGACGTTCTGGAAAACGTACGCGCGGGAGAACCTCGACTAGTCGCGGCTCCCGTTGCACCCGCCCACGGGGTGAGGTATCATCCGCCAATGGACACCGTTGGAGGACACCCAGAAGCGTTCCGCTCGCGCATCATTGGCGCGGGCGAGGAAGCACCCGATCAACTCCTCGCGAACCCCGAAAACTGGCGTGGCCATCCCGCCGCCCAACGCGAAGCGTTGTCCGCGGTGTTGGACGAGGTTGGGTTCGTCGCACCGGTGATCGTGAATCAACGAACGGGTCGATTGATTGACGGCCACCTCCGCGTGGAACTGGCAATGGCGCGCCACGACGCGAAGATCCCCGTGTCCTATGTCGATTTATCCGAAGACGAGGAGCGCGTTGTTCTGGCCACCTACGATCCGCTCGGTGATCTAGCGTTCGCCGATCCGACGCGCCTGGGCGAGTTGCTCGCGGAGATCACCCCGTCATCGAATGAGGTTGCGGAACTGTTGTCCAACCTAGCGCGCGCGACCGGTGCGGAAGCCCCAGACTTTTCTCCGTCCACCGTAGGCGAGCAATCCAAACTAGATCAAAAGAATCCGATCAAATGCCCAGGATGCGGATATGAGTGGCGGCCCTAGCCTTCGGGTTGATTATTGTTCCCGCGAAGCCGCGAAGTACGCCGTCGAAAAATGGCACTATTCCCGCCAAATGCCCACGTTCAAACTCGTCACGTTTGGCGTGTGGGAAGACGACAAGTTTGTCGGAACGGTGATCTTCGGCGGGGGCGCAACCCCGAACCTATTGAAGCCGTATGGCCTAGGACAGTTTGAAGGGTGCGAACTGGTTCGCGTGTCGATGACGACCCACAAAACGCCGGTGTCGCGGGTGATCGCGATCGCGCTTCGGATGTTGCGAAAAGCGTTCCCAGGGCTTCGACTGGTGGTCTCATTCGCCGATCCAACGGAAGGGCATTCGGGCGGAATCTATAAAGCGGGCGGCTGGATCTATACCGGCACGATGGGCGACGCGCGGTATTACAAGATCAACGGACGGATTTGGCATCCCCGAAGCGTGGTGCAGAAGGGTTGCTCGAACTCATTGGAAGCCGTTCAAAAGTGGTTCGGCCCAGGGGCGACGGCCGTGATCAAGGCGGGGAAACACCGCTATTTGATGCCGCTTGATGACGCGATGCGGGAACAACTGGCCCCGCTTGCTCAACCGTATCCCGCGGCGGTACAATCCGAAGCACGAGCGCGCGAAGCATTGTGAACGATGCGCCCCGATTCCATCGGGGAGAGGATGCTGTGATGCAATCCGCGCGCTCCAATAGGAGGCACACGATGGGTCGATTGTTGCGACAGAACCGGGAACTCCGCGAGATAGGCGCGTGGAACTGGACGCTTCCGGCCCTGGGCGCGAAGTTGGATGATGGTCGAACCGTTCACACGTGTCCGCAAGCGGGAGCGTGCGCGGCCCTATGCTATGCCCGAAGCGGAACGTTCCGCTTCAAGAACGTCAAAGCCGCCCACGCCCGCAACCTCAAACTCGTCCTCGACACGCCCGCGGAGTGGGAATCGGCAATGAACGATGAGGTCGCCCGCTACGTCAAGGCGGGATCGTATGTCCGCATCCACGACTCCGGCGACTTTTTCTCGGACGACTATTTGTTGGCCTGGATGCGGATCGCCGCCAACCATCCGACCGTGGTGTTCTACGCGTACACGAAAGAAGTGTCGCGATTCAAACGCCTCGTCGAGGGTCGGGCATCGGATAACTTCCAATGGCTTTATTCAATGGGCGGGAAGGAAGACCATTTGATCGACGTGGAGCGCGACCGGCACGCGGACGTGTTCCCTACCAAGGCCGCCCTGGACGCGGCGGGATACTTCGATCAATCGGATTCCGATATCCTCGCGATCACCGCTCCATCCAATCGGATCGGCATCGTGGCCAACAACATCCCGCACTTCAAAAAGAAGCAAGGCGCGGCGACGTTCGGGGATTTGCAACGAGCGCGGATCTAGAATCTCCCAATGGGAACCCGTGGACCCGCACCAAAGCCAACCCGCCTCCGCCTATTGGCGGGCGAGACGCGGCCGTCCGTGGTGAACTACGCCGAACCCATTCCCGCCGGTGGGCCGCTCACCCCGCCCGCGGACTTACGGCCAGAAGCGCGCGATGTCTGGGAACGGGTCGTCGCCGCCTTGGGGCCAACGGGCGTTCTCACATCGGCGGACAAAGACCTTCTCCGCCTATACTCGGAGGCGTTCGTTCGATACCAGGAGGCGGAGGCGATGCTGTCGAAGACTGGGCCGCTCCTAAAAGGGCGCGACGGGAACTTCGTGAAGAACCCGCTTCATCAAATCGTCCGCGATAATGCGGACGCGGTGAAAAAGTACGCGCGGGAGTTAGGGCTTACCCCGGCGGCAAGAGTGGGATTGAGGTCGGAGATTGGCGAACAAGCGAACTCGGCAACCGCGAAACTCGACGCGATCATCCGCGCCACCCGCCGCGCCTAGCACGGACGGGCCATTCGTCGCGGAGTTCATTGAGACGTTCTGTCGATCATCCAAAGGCGACGACGCGGGCCAACTCATTCGGCTCCGCCCGGGGCAACGCGAGATCCTTGATGGATTGTTCGCGGTACGGCCAGACGGTAGGCGGAAGAACCGGCGCGGGTTGCTCCTACTCCCACGGAAGAACGGGAAGTCCACGCTCGCGTCTGGGATCGCCCTGTTCGGACTGTTCCAGGAGGTCGGGGCGGAGGTGTTGATTTGCGCGGGCGACCGGCAACAAGCGCGGATCGTGTTCCGCGAATGCGCGCGGATGGTGGAACTAGATCCCGTATTGTCCAAGAAACTCCGCGTGATGCGCGATGTGATCGAATACCCCGACACCGGTTCCGTGCTTCGCGTCCTATCGTCGGACGGTTCACGGGCCGAAGGCACGAACCCATCAATGGTGATCTTCGACGAACTCCACGTCCAACCAGACGATCGGCTTTGGTCCGCGGTGAACCTAGGGTCGGGAACCAGGCGGAACCCGCTCGTGCTTGCAATCTCCACCGCCGGTTCCAAGACGGATTCCCGCGGCCAGGATTCGATTTGTTTTCGGCTCTGGCAATATGGAACCCGTATCGCAACCGGCGAAGTCCAGGACGACGCGTTCTTCTTCCGATACTTCCACGCATCCGACGATCTCCCGTGGGATTCGCCGGAAGCCTGGAAAACGGCCAACCCCGCATTTGGCGACTTCCTCGATCCAGAAGACTTCGAAGCGGCCGCGCGTTCGATCTCGCCGGTCGAGTTCCAGACGAAGCGATTGAATCGATGGGTGTCCACCACGTCGCAATGGCTCCCGAATGGCGCGTGGGAACGTCTGGCCACGGATCGCCGGATTCAACCAGGGGAGCCGTGCGTGGTGGCGTGGGATGGTTCGTTCCAGTTGGACGCGAGCGCGGCCGTGGCGTGTACGTTGGACGGGTTCGTCGAGCCGTTGCTCCTATATGAACGCCCGTTGGACGATCCCCATTGGCAAGTGGACATCGGGCAAGTGGAACAGGATCTCCGCGATCTAGTCGAAGTCCGTGGATTGAACGTGTTGGAACTATCGGCGGACCCGTTCCGATGGTCTCGATCGTTGGAAGCGTTGGATCGCGAAGGGCCGTTCGCCGGGAAAGTGGTGAACTACGCCCAAAGCCCCGTGAGGATGGTGGCCGCGTGCCAGCGTGTGGCGGAAGCCGTCTCCCAGGATCAACTCCATTGGGGCGGGGTTCCCCACCTATCGGCCGCGCTGTCGCGCCACCTCGCGAACTCCGCCGTGAAGATCGACCGCTTCGGTCCACGCATCGTGAAGGAACACCGCGGGAGTCCACGCAAGATCGACCTCGCGGTCGCGATGGTGATGGCTTTTGATCGGGCGAGGTATTATGCGGGCGAGGCGGACAAGCCCGCCCGGAGTGTGGAGTTCATCGCCCTATGATGTCGAACGTGTTGGAGATCGCGGGGTTCGCGATGCTAGTATTCGCGGCGTATCTCGTCCATCCCGCGTTGATCGTTGGACTCGCCGGGATCGTATTGATCGCGATCGGCTACACGCGAAAGGACAGTAAGTGAGCATCCTACGCCGCGTCCTCGGAACTGGGAACGAATCGCGAACGCTCAATGGGCTTGGCCTACTACCCCAGGCATTCGACCGCGCGCCAATCTTCGGCGCGACACGCGTGGATGAAAAGTCCACGATTGGATTGGCTTCGGCCTGGTCTTGCATCACGCTTCTGTCCGACCTCATCTCGACAATGCCGATTGATTCATACGTTCGCGACAATGGCCAACGTCGCCCGTATCGCCCAGGCGGAACCAAGCCATCGTGGTTGATTACGCCGCTCGCATCCGAACCGGCGATCGGGGTCCAGTCCGTGCTTTCGGAGATTGTCGTCTCGCTTTACGTGAACGGGAACGCTTTCGTGTACGCGCCCAAGGATCCCCAGACGTTGGAACCGTTGGAGGTTCGAGTCCTAAATCCTCAATCCGTTGAGATCATCCGAACGGGAACAGAAGTTCGATATGTCGTCCGCACCGGTGAAAACGTGAATGGCGTATCGTTCGGCCCCGACACGATCGTCCACATCCCGCTCATCCGATTCCCAGGACAGGACCGCGGGATCAATCCAATCGAAGCACTACGCCGAACGATTGGGCTTGGGATCACGTTGGAAGAATCCGCGTCAAACTTCTTCTCATCGGCATCCACGCCCGCGGGCGTGATTGAGACATCGGAACCGCTCACGGCGGAACAAATCCGCAACTTGAAGGAAGGGTGGGCGCGCGCCCACACGGGTTCCAACTCGTATTCCGTCGGGGTGTTGAGCGGTGGCGCGTCCTGGAAAGCGTTGTCGTTCCGGCCAGAAGATGCGCAACTTCTATCGTCGCGCGAGTTTGGCGTGGCGGAGATCGCTCGTATCTTCCGCGTACCGCCCGCGCTGTTGGCAATGACGACACCGGGTTCAATGTCGTTCTCGTCCGTGTCCGAACTCAACGCGGCGTTCATCTCCTACACGCTCCGCCCATTGGCCGAAAAGATTGAGCGCGCGCTGTCCACGCTCATCCCGCTTCCCGACGCGTTCGTTCGATTGTCGATGGATGCACTACTACGCGGGAACCTACGCGACCGGTATGAAGCCCACCGCATCGCCGTTCAAGAGGGTTGGGAGTCCATCGCGGACGTGAGGCGACTGGAAGACCTATCGCCGATCAACGACCCCGCCGCCACCGCGTACCGCCAACCGCTCAACCAGGCCGATGCGACGCTCGCCGGTGCGCGACAGAAAGCCGACATCTTCGCGCTTCTGGTTGGGGCGGGAATGGATCCCGCCGAAGCCAAGCGGATCGCGAAACTATGAGTCGATACACGTCGCGGGCTATCACGATCGGAACGGCCGCGACCGCGATCGGAACGGCCGAGCCTGGTACGGTTCACGAACTCACCGTTGGGAACTTCTCCGCGAAGAAGGTGTACATTGGCGGTGCGGACGTATCAACGGCGAACGGGTTCCACTTGGAGAATACCGATCCGCCTCTATTGTTGAAGATCACGGACGGCGACATCCTACACGCGGTGGTAGATAGTGGAACGACGCCGCTTCACGTTTACGACTTCGCGGTGGACATTTGATGAGCGCGATCATTGTCGATCTCGACGACACGCTTGTTCTATCGGGCGAACGCCCGAACGTTGAACTCATCAACGCACTCAACGACGAAGTGATGTCGGGCGAGTACGAGATCATCATCATCTCCGGCCGTAGCATCGACCGCCTCGAGGAGACGCGCGCATGGATTCAAGAGCACGGACTCGCGGGCGTTGAGGAGATTCACCTATCGGACTTCCCCGAAGGCCCGAACGCATCGGTCGCATTCAAACTCTACAAGGCGGAACTGTTGATCCAAGATGGTCGCGACATTGAGAGCGCAATCGACAACGATCCCGAAGTCCGTCGCGGATACGCCGATCTCGGCTTAGATGTCTACACGCCCGACGAATACGTCGCGGACGTTCATCCCGAGGAACGCGCCATTGATCCCGAAGGCTACGAGCCCAACAACGACATGATCGCCGAGGCGAAGCAAGCCCTGGAATGGCGACGCGTATTCGGGCGCGGTGGAACCCTGGTCGGAGTCGCTCGCGCGCGGGACATCGCGAACGGTCGCCGCCTACCATTCACCACGATTCGCCGGATGTCGTCATTCTTCGCCCGCCATGAAGTGGACAAAGAAGCCACGGGGTTCAATCGCGGCGAAGACGGCTTCCCAAGCGCGGGTCGAATCGCGTGGGGCCTATGGGGTGGGGATGCCGGTCGCGACTGGGTTGCGGGTATTATCCAGGAGGCCGACGATTCAAGCGCGGCCCGTAGCGTAGAGGACAAGATGGGAATCGAGTTCCGAACCGCGAAGGTTGAACTTCGCGCCGTTGATGAAACTGGGATGGAGTTTGAGGGATACGCCGCGCTCTGGGATTCGCCGTCCGCGGACGGAACGATTCCAGAAGTCGTCAAATCCACCGCGTTCAACCGTTCGCTGTCCGCCGTCGAGCGCGGCGAATGGGATGTCCGCGCCTACCAGGACCACGATCCGAAACTCCTCCTCGGAACCACCAAGTCCGGAACGCTATCGCTTCGCGCCGATGCGAAGGGGCTTCTGGCCAAAATCAAACTCAACCCAGAGATCTCGTTCCATCGCGACCTCGCGGCCATCGTGAAGTCGATGGGGAACAGTCTGGGGATGTCGTTCGGCTTCTGGAATACCGCCGCGAATAAAGTGAACGATGACGGGGTGCGGGAACTACGCGACGTGAAACTCGTCGAAGTTTCCGCTCTCACGGGTCTCGCGCCGTACTATCCCGGCACGGTCTCCCTCGTCTCCGTTCGCGGACTAGCGGCGAAGGCGGGCGTGGACACGGACAAACTTCGCGACGCGGTGGCCGCACTCCTCGCGGGTGAAGCCACCCAGGATCACGCCGCGATGCTCGCGTCCGCGATCGCCGCATCGTCGCGCGATGTTGAAGGCGTGCCAACCAAGTTCCCAGGGGATGATCCAGTCGCCGCGCCGGTGGATGAGGTCGCACCCGTAGCCGAACCAGTCGCCGAACCAGTTGTCGAAGACGTTCCGCCGCGCGCTGTACCACGCGCAATCCGCGAACGACAAATCGCACTCGCTCGCCGCGCTGTACGATAAACGCCCCAGAACGCAAGGGCGCGCGCATTATCGCGGAGCGCACCACCGGGCGGGATAACGTAGGCCCCCGCTTGGGGGAAGGAGTTTGATGATGAGCAAGGCTCTTCTCAACACGCTCCACACCGCGTATCGCGTAGACTTCGAAGCCGCCAAGGCTCTCGTCGAGCGCGCCGCGGGTGAAGCACGTGATCTGTCGGCCGAAGAGGAGGCACAGTATGCCCGCCTCAACGAGTCGATGAATGCAAAGATGGCCAAGATCGACGACATTCAGAAGTCGGAAGATCGCGCCACGAAGATCGCCGCCCTTGCGGAGACTGTTGAAGTCGCCACCGGGAAGACGATCGACAACGATGCGGACCTTCTTCGCGCCGTACTTTCGGGCGAGAAGCGTTCGGCCAACTTCAACCTTCGCGCGCTCGCGACCGCTACGGCGACAACGCCGGTATCGTTCGCCGACTTCGTGGTGGAACAGTTGGTCGAGGGGAACGTCGTCTATGAAGGCGCGTCCAAGATTCGCACCACGGACATCCGAAACCTTACCGTGCCAGTAGTGGCGGGAACCGCACCGGCGGCCGCCTTCGTTGGCCAGGGTGGAACGATCGCCGCGGCGGATCCCGTGTTCTCATCGATCACGTTGGGCGCGTTCAACGCCGCAACGCTCACGCTCGCATCGCGCGAGTTGGTCGATAGCGCGGGCTTCAACCTGGTTGAGTACGTAGGCCGCGCGGCCGGGCGACAGATCGCTCGACTTGCCGGTTCCGCTTGTACGCTTGGCACGGGAACGGCGGAGCCAACGGGCTTCATCACCGCTCTCGCCGCCGCATCGAAGACGACAACCGCCGTCAAGGGTGGAACCGCGGCCGTTGCGCCAACGTTCTTCTCGGCCACGGACTTGGCCGCCGTCCTCTATGCACTCGCTCCGTCCTATCGCAACCCGAACACCGTGTGGCACGTCTCAACGACCGCGATCTCCAAGATCCGCCAGTTGCAAGACACCACGGGCCAGTTCATCCTCCAGCCGGCGCTTGCCGCCGGACAGCCGGAGACCCTTCTGGGTTACCGCGTCAAGGAGAACGTGGATATGGCCGCCGTTGGTTCGGCATCCAGGAGCGTCGCGCTCCTACACGAGCCATCGCTCTACATCCGCGAGGCGGGTGGGGTTGAAGTTGCACAGAGCGCGGATCGCTACTTCGAGTTGAACTCGATCGGCATTCGCACGATGTACCACTTCGATTCGAACCTTCCGGACACGAACGCCGGTCGCATCCTGGTCTCGGCTAACACCTAAGATCTAGCGGCCGCGTCCGCCTTCGGGTAGACTCGGAATGAACGGACCCTCCTGGTTCGCCAGGGGGGTCCGTTCTATTTGGCGGCAATAGTTGGAGGACGGACAAATGCGGATCGCGTGGACATCGAATGCTCCTTGGTGCGGTACGGGATACGGCGGCCAGACTTCGGAGATCGTTCCGATGTTGAAAGCCGCCGGACACGAGGTGGCCATCCAAGCCAACTATGGCCTCGGAGGATCAACGATCGAATGGAACGGAATCCCCGTGATGCCGCAAGGGATCGACGGATATTCCAACGACCTCACTCCCGCCCAAATCGCGCAATGGATCGGCCCAGAAAAAAACGGCTTGGGGATCACCCTGTTCGACGTGTGGGTGTATAAGGCCCCGCAATGGGATGAGTTGCCGCTTCTCTGTTGGACACCCGTGGATCACGGCCCGCTTCCACCCGATGAGGTGCGCGCGTTCTTCAATCGCCCTGGGCGTAAATGGGCGCTCGCGATGTCGAAGTTTGGGGAGAAGTCGCTCATCGATTCTGGGCTTTCCCGCGATCGCGTGTTCTACGCGCCGCATTCATTCAACCCATCCGTGTTCTATCCAGGCACGTCCACGATGCGGCCGAAGATGTCGATCCCGGCGGATGCCCACCTCACGATGATCAACGCCGCCAACAAGGGGAACACGCCGATTCGGAAGTGCTTCCCGGAGATGTTGTTGGCGTGGGCCACGTTCGCGAATCGACATCCCGACGCGTACCTTTACCTCCACACGGAAGTCCTGGGAATGGCGGGTGGCGTGAACATCCAACGATTGTTGGAACGATTCAAAGCACCGCTCGATCGGGTGCGACTGGTTCCCCAATATGAACTCCGAATGGGCATCGCGTCGTCCGTGATGGGCGACCTCTACCGTGCGGCCGATGTGTTCTTGTCCACGTCGCGCGGTGAAGGGTTTGGGCTTGGCGTATTGGAAGCCCAGGCCACCGGCGTTCCCGCTATCGCAACGAACTGGACAGCGCAACCCGAACTCGTTGGATCGGGGTGGACCGTCGAGGGCGAACTGGAATGGGATGAGTTTCAAGGGTCGTTCTGGAAAGTTCCCCACACGGAGGAGATCCTCAACGCCCTTGAATCCTCCTACGCTTTGAAGGGCGACCACGCCGCCGTCGCCAATGAGAAGGCGAAGGCCCTCGCCCACGCCGCGCCGTATGCTACGGATCGGGTGTTCTCCGATCATTGGGTTCCCATTCTGTCCAAGATGGAGATGCTCGTGCGTGAACCGTCCAAGATCATCTCCCTCCCCGTGAACCGCGCCGCGCGGAGGGCGGGCAAGAAGTAGAATGCGGACGCGGTAGGATAGGCGAGCGCAACCGCGCCAAAGCGAAGGAGATGTCCGTGGCCAATCGATACGATCTCACGATTCAACAGGGGGCGACGTTCTCCATCGTCGCAACATGGGCGGGTTCCAACGGGTCCGCGGTGAACCTCACCGGATACACGGCCGCGATGACGCTTCGCGATTCATACACGGCCACCGGGACGGTCCTCTATTTGTCGAGTGGGAGTGGGATCACCCTGGGCGGAACCGCGGGGACGATCACAATCACCGCCGCGGCGACCGCTACGGCCGCCCTCGCCGCACCATCCACGGGCGTTTATGACTTGGAACTCACCACGGGTGCGACCGTCTACCGCCTTCTGGAGGGAGGGTTCACGATCACGCCAGAGGCGACAAAGTGAGCGTCACCGTCACCCCGATTCAATACACGGTGACCGTTGTCGATCAACTAGGAGGAACCGTGGTGGTCTCGCCTACCACCCAGACGATCTCAATCGCGTCGCCTGGGCCGCAAGGCGCAACGGGTGCGACGGTGGTCTCCGTCGCGGTTGGAACTACTACAACGGGCGCGCCAGGATCATCCGCCTCCGTCGCCAATAGTGGAACATCAACATCCGCCGTCCTAGACTTTGTGATTCCTCGTGGGAATACGGGAACCACGGGCGCGACAGGGGCCACCGGAGCGGCGGGAAGTGCCGCAACGATCACGGTCGGGAGTGTAGCGACTGGAACCGCGGGATCGAATGCGGCCGTCACGAACGTTGGAACCTCTGGGGCCGCGGTCTTCAACTTTACGATCCCACGCGGCGATGTTGGAGCGACGGGAGCAACTGGGGCGACAGGGGCGACCGGAGCAAAGGGCGACAAAGGCGACACCGGGAACACGGGGGCGACTGGAACCGCCGCAACGATCACGGTCGGAAGTGTCTCGACTGGGACGGCCGGTTCGTCCGCAAGCATCACGAACGTTGGAACATCAAGCGCGGCCATCTTTGACTTCTCAATCCCACGCGGAGACAAGGGCGACACGGGGAACACGGGAGCCACGGGCGCGACGGGTACGGCCGCCACGATCACCGTCGGAAGCGTCGCAACTGGAACCGCCGGATCATCGGCAAGCATCACGAACAGCGGCACGTCGGGGGCGGCGGTGTTCAACTTCACGATCCCCCGTGGAGATAAGGGGGACACGGGGGCGACTGGAGCGACCGGAGCCACGGGCGCGGCGGGGACTGGGGTTCCCGTAGGTGGAACGGCGGTA